GTGGTGAACGGAGGTAAACAGTAGTAAACCGTTGTCGCCTTTCTACACGATGTGACTATCATCACATATCGGGGCGGAATTTGTCGCTCGTTGTAAACGGATGTAAACCCTTGTCAACTATCTACACGAAATGACAAAAAATAAGCTCCGCAAATTCTCCACGTCAGAAATATGTATCAAAAATATGTGGAAATTTGGGAACCATCAAAAAGCAGTCTGAAAGTGTTAAATTTTAGAATACGTTGATAATTAAAGGTTTATGTTTGGTTATTTCTGGTTGTTTTTGGTTGTTTTGGGCTTCTAAATACAGTAATTTCACCTTCGATAGTAGCTTCAACGTTAGATACTGAAGGCATAACAACTGCTTTACCTGTAGTGATAACTTTGATACCTAATTTGTCAACAATCAAAGCATCTTGCAATGGTTCTAACAATTCAGTTGCATATTCACCTCTAATTGCATCAACTTCGGGAGTTTGTGTTTCATTTGCTCTTAATGAAATAACATTACCTGCAACGTTTTGTAAATCTTCTGTGCTTCTATTGTTTGTAATAGCTTGCATTGCTTTTGCAATATTCTCTCTGAAATTCATTTTCTTTGTATTTTTATTTTGTAAGTTATTTTCTTGTTGTGTTTGTATTTGTGCTTCCAATTCTCTTATCTCCAATTCTTTGTATTCAAATTGGTATTTTTCATCTTCTGTCAAACTTCTTTCTTGAACTTCAGCACCATCTAAAATTTCTCGCATTTCTTCTTTAAGTAAAGCGATTTTGTCTAATAGTTCTTGATTCATTTCTTAGTTAAGTCTTTGTCTGTAGCTGTCTAACTCTTCTTTCCAATTTGGAGTGACATCATTATTATTTTCAACAACCTCTGTTGTTTCTCTTTCAATCACTTCTTCAAGTGAACGTACTGATACTTCGGTATCTGAATAAGCAGGGTCGGCTACAATTGAACAATCATATAACTGTTTAATCTTTCTAACATAGCGTTTAGCCATACCTCTTTCCTTGTCATATTCAACATCTACTTCATCATCTGTAAATGCAAAGGAACAACCATTATAGTCATTACGCTTTACCATTTCTCTAATGAATTGTCCATCTACTGTATCGGGAATTTCAAATCTAAACTTTAAACCATACTCATCTATTTCTAATTTGAGTGAACCTTCACCGTATCTACTTCTAGCCAACATTCTACTTTTTGTATGGTCTATCAACATCTTAATATCTGAACGATGTATCAATTCCATATCTATCGCTTGTGGGTCTATCACTTCAATGAAATATCTGTGATTTAATTTATCATATAAAATTTCTGATTCTCGATTGAATACAACTGCGTAACCTTCTATAATATTGTCACTCACTTGTGACATTTCTTGAATTGAACGTATTTCCATATATATTTCAATCTTTATTTAATATGATTGAAACATTCATTTTGATAGCAACTTTAACCTAATTCATTGAGATTCAAATCTTTATTTTCTTCTTTTTCTATTTCTCCTGTATCTGAAACAATATTATCTGCATTGACTGTCGGGTTTTCTACTGATTGTAAATTGGTGCTAACCAATACTTTATCACCACCATCTACAGGTTTTTGATTATGTATTCTTCTAATATCATTGACTGATAAAACACCTAACTGCAACTGCTTTTCATAAGTACTAAGAACATCTTTATAATATGGTAAAGTACTTCTACTAAATTCTATCTTATATTTTGTACCTACTGAATCTGAAATTAAAGCTGTATTAAATGCTTTCTCTATCTTAGTCAACAAAGGATTTAATGTGTCAACAAAGAAATTCAATTGTTCTTGTTGAGCTGCTTGATAGTTTGAACCCATCGCAATATATAATTTGGATAATGAGATACCCATAAATCTTGCTAAGTCTGACAAAGTATATTGCTTGTTCTCGTTTATCATCAAGTCCTTTGTAGTTTGTGACATTGTTTGCCACTTAACACCACTAGGCATAGTAAGAATATCCTTACCACTACCTAATTCATTTTCCATATTGGTACGAATATCTTGTATTTGATTGTCTTGTGCATCACCAAATCCGTATTACAGAAGATTCACTTGAGATAATGCCTTTTAATCTACCACCACTATTTAAAGTCGCTAATGATTCACTATCACACGCATTTGCTAAACCTAATGTTTTTGCTGCAAATTCTACTATTGATTTACCTACTATATTTTCAAGTGATTTGTGTTTGATATGAATGATTTGATTGGCATTGAAAGTACCGCTAATACCATTATAGGTGTCTGTAATAGTATATTTGTTTTGTATTACATCATTGTAAACTGTATGTGGATAAAGTAACACCAACTCCTTAATATCACCTTTTATGTCTCGATTGATATATATATAAGCATTACCGTATATCATCATTTGCATCACAGTTCCTTCAAGGAGTTCATATATTGTTTGTCTCTTATTTGATTTTCTTGTTAAGATACTATGCAACGGATTCTTTTCGTCAAGTTCCCAATATCCTTGTTTATTCTTATGGTATATATCTAATGGTATAGTAGCAACTGAATCTGTTAAGATTGAAATACCTCTATATATAACACTGTTTGTTAAGGCTAAATCGGGATTAGTTATATTTGTATATTTATTAGCCTTTGTTGCAATATAATTCACATTAACACTGCTTCTTTTATTTACTTCCTTCTTTTTACTAAAAGAAAAAATATCTCTAAAATTCATTTTATATTAAATTTTTCAAGTCTTATTTTATTATATGTTTGTATTCAAGTATTTGATATAATATTGAGTTTTGTTTTGCACATGCAAAACAAAACAACTATCTTTGAACCAATGAATATTTTAAAAAAGCTTTGGTATAAATACACTTGTTCTAAAGAAGATTATGAAAAACTGTTAGAACAAGATAAAAGGGTACATTATGCACTACAGTACCTTAGAGAACATATATACTTTGTCAACTACGAACACACTACTTTTGATTGGGATGATTCTAAATATGGTATCATATTGGAACATCATTTATGTAACGTATCTCCATTATATAAAAAAGGTTACACACAATGGGAAGTTATTTGTATTGCTAGGAAATTATACAATCCATATACTGAAATTGATGCCAACACACGCAACTTGAAAGTTATGAAGTTTTACAAGTTTGCTGACTATGAAACAGAATATACATATTTGGATTCAAACAAATCAAAAGAAGAAATGCGATATTCTGCTTATCATAAGAAAATTAGAGTATTCAAAGATACCATATATCCAATTCAAACTTATCTTTTATAGTTACTAAACATACCCATACACATAAGCATACATATTGCTCCATCAATTTTATCATTATGTGTTTTCTTCATTGGTTTCTTGTTTTCCATCTTATCTACGTCTATAGCAACATTGTTGATACAATATAAATTCAATGGGTTATCATCAAATTTTAATCTGTCTTGGTGTGCTGCCAATTCAAATGATTCTACTGGACTTGTAAAGTTGCTATATGTCTGACTGTATGGTACAGCACATTTAATACCGCTTGCTTTAATGATATTGATAAACTCTCTACTTCTATAAGCATCATACCCTATTTGGAGAATATTCAAATATTTAGCGTTGGATATAATATCATTAGCTATCTGTTGGTAGTCTATAACATCATTACCACATACTATTAAATGTCCGTCTTTTACCAACTCCTTATACATTTCACTGTTAGAATGATTCTCTATTGTCTGTTTTGGTATATAATAGAAATTCTTGAAAACAAATCTTTTATTTATTGAATCATACAAAGCATAACATACACAACTGAAGTCATCTTTAACAGACAAGTCAACCGATACCATTGCATTAGGTCTAGACTGCAACATATTGAAGTCAAAGTGTTGTGTGTTCCTTTCAATGACTTTAGGATTAACCCATATTTGTGTTTGTGGCAAAGTGAATATATTTAATAGCTTACATTTGAACTCTAACATATCATCAGCACTCATCAATGCCTTTTGATATTCTGCTCTGTAAAATTCTTCATTAACTGTTATACCTAGGTGGGGTTGTACTTTCTTCCAAGTATTCACATCACCAATATCATCATCTTCATCAGCTTGAAAGATGCTCGCAAAAATGGTATCATTATCTAATTCACCTTCCAATACTCTTTTATAGTTGGCTAACATCTGTGTAAATGGTGTGTCAAGCTTTGATGAAGCTGTAGTAATGGTAACTACCAACGGATTCTTTCTAACACCCATACTTGAAGTAAGTACATTTCTTAGTGCTGCATCATCCGCCTGCGAAAACTCATCAAGGATTACCGTTGAAGCATTCAAACCATCAAGTTTATCAGCACTAGCTGCAAGACATCTAACCAATGATGTTTTGTTAGGCATCTTATTATATATAATATCCCTATTAAGTCTAAAGTGAGAAAGTTTTGGGTCTAGTTCTTTAAGACTGTTCTTTATAATCTCAAAGCAGATTTGGGATTGTGCAAAGCTATTTGAACCTACATAAGATTGTGCATCATTTTCTCCAAATAGCAAGTCATATATAGCTAAAGATGCTACCGATGTTGTTTTACTGAATTTTCTTGGTACAAATAACAGTGCATCCCTACATAGTCTATATTCACCACCTTTCTTATAAAAGCCTAAAATGTTGGCAAATTGAAATACTTGGATTGGTGTTAATTTGAATGATTGCATTCCGCTTATTGGAAGGGAACTTTAAACATTCATAGAACTTAACGAACTTCTTTACCTCTCTACTTTTGAACTCTAAATCTTCCCTTTGAAAAAAGTCCAAGAATCTAAATACAGCTAAAATCTCATATTTATTGTGTTGTGTAGGATTGTCTAGTACTTCTCTTATATATGAATGAAGCCTTGAATCAATTGCATTTAGACTTTCTTCTGAAATTGTATAATATTTAATTTTTTCAATAACTTCATTTTTCGTCATTATTATTGTATTTGTATTGCAAGTTTCACATGTGAAACTTGCTTATTATTCTATATTATTCATAGATTCAATAAGATTGGAAAGTGGGTCCGTATTACTCATTCCTGTTACTTTTGATTCTAATGATAAACCTAATTCTCTTAAATTCTTTCTTAATGATTCTGATAGATTGATTAAATCAGTTGTTAATGGGTTTCTTTGATATTTATACCCCTTTTCAGTTTTTGTTGGTTCAACAACACTTTCAGTACCGACAAAAGCATTTATCAATTTTTGATATTGGTATATCTGACAACTCACATTCAATACTTGAACTTCCAAAGAATTATCAAATAACCCCTTTTGTTTTAATAGTTCAACCAAGTAGTTATATATTTTCTTTATCTTGGTATCAAGATTTATTAGTTTAATTAAATCCATAAATTATTCTTTTATTAATATGATTATTAGATGATTTTTGATAGATTTACTCAAAATATCTATTCATAAAATCATCAGTTCTTTCTTTATTATTCCTCTTTACACTTTCTTTTTGATTTTTGTGTAGTTTCATTTCCAAATGTAAATTCTTGTGGCATTGGTGGCATAAAGCTTGAAGGTTGGAGTATTTAAAACACATTTCTTCCATCAACTCAATATTGTTAGAGAACTGTTCTAAGGGTTGTATATGATGTACTTCTGTTGCTAACTTATCCCTACATATTTCACATATTGGATTATATATAAGTTTAGTGTGTCTTGTGTTCCTCCATCTAACACTGTTTATTAATTTGATGTATTTCTGATTCCTACTCATAACTTGAAAAATTCATTCATTTCTTTATCACATTCTGTTTGATTCTTATATCTTTCCTTTTTGGTATAAAATCTTATTAATGATTCGTGGAACACATCTCTTTTATCATACCCCTTTGATGTAATTTTATCATCATTCCTACTAAACTTATTAAATAGTTTTGTGTAATTACGTTCTACCCAATCATCAATGTATTTCTTATTTCTAAGGTTAGGAATAAGTATTGTATATCGTTCATTCTTTAAATAAGATTCATTCACAAACTTGTTATTCAAAATCATATTCAATGTGTTTTATTTTCTTAGGTTTAGTATAGTCAAACGAAATTTCACCATCTTCTAATTCTCTGAACATATCTTCAATGGTTTCTTCCTTTGCTTGTTTATTTGCATATAAATTGCAGAATACTTTAACAATAGTCTTTACCAACTCTGCATTACTTCTAAATTTATATCCTTCTTTTATCTTGTTTAAATCAGCATATATTTCATCATTTACTCTAAAAAAAATATTGTTGTTATTCATTCTATATCTTCTTTTATTATAAATATAAGATGGACTATAAAAAGTAAATAAAAAAAGGTGTTACATTTCACATGTAACACCTAATACACTAATAATAAAAGAATTAATTATTCTTTAAATTTTCTATTTCTTGTTCCAAAGCAGCAATTCTATTCATAATATTATCACTAACTTTAAAATCTAATCTACTTGAATAATCACCTATCTGAATACTGCCATCAGTTGATGTAAAACCAAACCATACAGAACCACCGTTTGTACCCCATTCTGAACCTTCAGGATATTCACCACTTACACTAACATCATAAGTTTCTTGTACCCCATCATCATCTAAGTCTTTCCATCCATTAGTTAATTTAATTTTACCACCAAATGTATTATATCCATAATCTTCTTCACCCATTGTTATTGAAGTTATATTTGAACCTAAACAATTTGGGTTAACTTTAATACCACATCTAAAGTTTCCATTTGCAGTATATCCAGCATTTTCTAGAACAATAGTATCATCAATAGGTTTTAAACCATAGAATGATGTACCATTTATTGCAACATCATACGAACCATCATAAAAATCTGTATAAAGTTTAACAATACCTGTCTTTTGAAAATTTGAATCTATGTTGTTGCCAAGATTAATAGCTTCAACACCTGCAACTGTTGAACTACCACCTTCAGATTGACTTTCTCCCATAGGGATTATCTCAATGTTTTTTAAATTAATTGTAATCATATTAGTTAAGCAAATTTATTTCTACGTTATTTTGTGATTGGATTTTAAGATACATCATAAATTTAGCATTTACCAAATTAATGATTTCTATCCCATTCACAACAATATCACTAGTGTGAGTGACCCAATCTTCACCATCAACACTGATTAATATATTTATAACCGTATCTCCTTCAACTTGGAGCATTGCTATTTCATCTTTTAAATTAACAGAAGCTTCATACCATCCGTTATTTTCAATTAAATCTAATTTTTTCATCTGTATATATACGATTAATGCTTTTATTTATTAAATATGTTTTATAATGTATTTTTGCTATCAAATGGTAGTCTAACCACCCCCACACCTTAAACTCGAAAATCGCATATATTTTAAAACCCACTGTGGCGTGGGTTTGGAGGGGGTGGCATCAGTCAAAAAATAACACCCCCACTCATTAACAAGTGCTAAAAAAATTAACAAATAAAATTCTTTTACAATTATCCGTTTGCCTTTGTCGCTTGTTCCTGTTCGCTGTGTGCTATCCTATCTCCTTTGTGTACTCTTATACTACCTTTGTGTTATCTGCGCTTATATCGCTTCTATTTGCGTCTGATACATTGTTGTTATATTGTATCTATATCACCATCAAATACAGACAAATAAAAAAGGTTGCAAACCTTTTGAGGTTGCAACCCTAATCTATTATATTATTGTTTATCAGTTGTTTAAATCTATATTATATCTCATTGATAAGTATTTTGCAAATGCTTTGTTTTGTGGTAATACGTTGGGCAAATCCATTGTTGAAACCTTATACAATGCTGTCGCACTTTGGTACAAGTCATAAACGGTTAATCGTTTGTTACGGTTGTAAGTCAATAAAAGAGATTCAGTAAAACGATTAATTTGGGATGCGTTTAACGGTGCTATATCATCAGTAACCAATTTATTTAGTTCTTTTAGTCTGCTATCGCTTGCAACTCTTATCGTTGTTAGTTCTCCAATAATTTGATAAATATCGGCTGTATTGATTGGAATTCTTTTCATTTGTTCTAACTTACTAATATCATCATAGAATGAGTATTCAAATATCATTCTTTTTGCTGCATTTAAAAAGTCTTCCAACGATTTAAACTTTTCTTTTCCGTATGTAGTAACCATTTGTTTTTGTCCTAATATAGTTTGATTACGACAAGCAAAGCAATTTGCACCCACTGCAATTTGCAAGCCTTTTTGATTAGTACTTACAACGATATTTGCAACGTGTGTTGCATTGTTAAAGTCCGTTAAATTAATATTCGCAAATACTCTGTTGAATGTAACAGCACTAAACGGAATGTTATTTGTATTGTTATATTGTTGGTATTGTTGGCAAAGTTGTTTGTTTATTGATATACCATTTCCCAACGCTTTGTTTTTATTGTCTGCTACAAACAAATCTTTTATTGTATTATTCAAACCGATACTATTACAATAGTCTGTTATTGTATTAATGAGATTATAGGCATTGATTCCGTTATTTAGTTCTCCGTCTTTGTTCACAATGTCGGAAGATGCTGCAAGTTGTTCCAAAGTTATTCCCTTTGTCTTTTCTTCGCTTAATGGTTCAAAATATTCTGTGTTGTCGCTAATGGGTGACAAATAAATATTTTCGTCTGCCATTGATAGCAAAATTTCTTCTTGTGTTGGAAGGTTGTTAACTTGGTTAATTACTTGTTCTTCTACTTGGTTAAAAAATAAAGCTGTCATAATCTTATATATTTAGATGGTTAATATTATATTATTATTTGATTGGTTTCAATTAAAAATATCTGTTAGATTGATAGGTAAATAAAGCAGCTAAACGATAGGAATATTTCTTTTTATATTCATCAATCATTTTTATAATTTTATTTCTGTCTACTATTTCTGAATCATACATAACACAATCTTTTTTTATTGATTCAATAGTTTCTTTTCTTCTTGTTATGGTTTCTTCTATTTCTTTTATTGTCAACTCTGAATTTATTCTATTATTGGAATCTACTACCATTTTAATATATACTCTATTTCCACCAATATTTCCCATTTGTGGGACGTATATATATAAATCGTTATCATTATATTCTGATTTATTAAAATGGCAATTTGTTGTTAATCTTACTTTTTCATTTACTTGGTTTATTACCCTTCTATTATAAATTTTTCCATTGAAGGAATTAATCACCTCTTTTAATATATTCAGTCCTTTTATTATTATTCCTTCTTGTTTAATGCTGTCACTCGCTTTCTTTAAAAATAAATCCTTGTTCATACGCTTTAATTTTATATATTAATACTCATTATTTCCTTTTGGAATGCTTTGCAAAGTTCCAGATATTAAATGTTAAATTGATATATCACTAGGTTTTGTTAATACATTTAACGTTTAGACGTTATTTTCGTCTGTTTGTTTTATCCATTAAATTAAAAAACCCTTCCTGAAGGTATCAGAAGGCAGATTTAAGGATTAAGATATTTTTTCAATAATTAAACGAAGAAATACAATCAAAATGAAAATTTTATTTTTTCAAAAAACATATAACAGCGAAATTTCAAAAATTATTCTTATCATTAGAATTTATAGAAATAAAAAAAGGTGTTACATATCGTGCAACACCTTACTTCAAAGTAACAGCAAAAAATGATTAATATTAAATTTTATTCTATTATTGGTATTAATTTTAATGGCTCATCTATAATATAATCAGCATTACATATTGGAATTGTTTTATTGTTATATTCTTCTGTATTACCCCAAGTGCAGAATACTGTAGTCAATCTAGATTTAGTTGATGCTTCTATATCTATAATTTCATTACCTATTGATATTATATTGTCTGTATCACCACCTAGAAGTTCTACACCCTTTAATATTGGTAATGGAGAAGGTTTAATGATAGGTTTGAATCGGTTAATTGAGAATCGTCCTATATAGCCTATGATTGGAATGTTATAATACTCTACAAACTTCTTAATTAAGGTATTACAATTATTACTAACTATTATTGTAGGGATATTATTACTCCTTATGTATGTAAAGAGTTCCTCTATTCCTTCGTATGGATTACAGTATGGTATTAGTTTGTACACTTCCTTCCAAAGCTGTTGTTTTTCTTTTCTATCCTTACTCTTTTTAATATATTCTTTTAACGGTTCTTGAATTGATGTGTTTAATAATGTATTGTCTAAGTCCAAAATTAGTTTCTTCATAATTAATTAATATGATTTAAATAAATAGTAGGATTATAAAAAATATACCCGTCCTTAAAAATAATGGGGTGTTAGAAAATAACCACCCCATTAACAGTATTTTAGTATTGATTAAAGTTTGTACCTTTAATAACATCCCAAGAACATTGACTATTTAAATTATATTCCTCATACATAGTATCAGCAAACAAATCCATATCATTTTTGTAGAGTTCAATATTTTCTTCTGTTAACTCTACAATTACACAGTTGTCAAAACCTATCGCTACATAATAAGTAGCATCTAATTTTAATTTGATATTTTTATTCATATAAATCTTTATTTATGAGTTGCACATGTAATGTGCAACTCTGTTAAACAATTAATTTCTTACTACAGTAACCAATATATTAAAATTGTTACCTTTTGATGTAATACTAATGTCACAAGAATACTTTTCCTTCATAGCTTGTTTCCATCGTCCATACTCATAATTATAATCACCCATAGCAACTAAATAATATAATTCTTTATGAGCACTTGCATCAAAAGAATATTTAGTAGGACGCTTTAATTCTTCATCAAATACTTGAAGGATAACCATTTCTTTAAGTTCCTCTAATTCCCCTTCAATATCTTTCTTTAAACCTTCATTGGTTGATACTTGCTTAATGATTTCATTAGCGATTACAAACTCGATATTTGAACATAAAAATTCAATACCCTTTTCTACTTTAAAATTAAACTTGACATTATAGTCAAATATTGAAAGTAAAATTTTATTCTTCATAATTAATTATTTAATTTTTTATTAATACAATACACTCTAAACATTACAACCTTTTCATTACATTCATCACAACATCTACCTTCATTTTTTAAAGGGAATGGATTGTGCCCATAATCTTTAATAGGTTTACCACAGATACAACAATTAAGTTTTCCCTTAACATCACCAAGCGTTGCATTCAAATACTTTTCCCAAAAAGTATTAAAATCAAAATTTGAATTTGCTTTTACCATAAATTTTAAATTTTAATTAAATAATAATTTATTTCTTTATTTCTATATTTATCTATTGTTTTAATTTCACAGTGCAAACTTACAATTAAAATATTTAATACTGAAAGAAACGATATTGCTGCATATTTAACTACTTATTACTAGATATTATATTAGATATTATCTGATATTTTAGTCGTTATAAGACAAAAAAAGAGGAATGCACCATGTGCATTCCTCTCACATATATATTATATATTATACTAAATAATACCTATATCTTTCTTTAATTGCTTGAATGGGCTTTCCTTCTGACTGTTGTTCATATTAGAATTTGCCACCTTCATACCGAAAACCGCTTTTCCTTTTACCCATTGGTGTTTTGAGGATTTACATATACCATCTATAAAGAATGCTAATGTATCTACACCACCTTTCCATACTAAACCACTTGTAGGTGTTCCTTTACCCGTCATACAATATTTAAAATTCTCAAATGGTATATCAACATCCAAATATCCTACCTTAATAATATAGTCATATATATATTGGAGTTTATTATCGTCATAGTTTTCTCTGAACGTCTTTTCGTGTGGTATAATTATCTTATCCTCAATTTGTTTTGTTTGTGTTATTTCAGTTTGTGGTTCTGTAAATGTATCTTTAATCTCCTTAACATAGTCCACCAAATACAACTTAATATGGTAAGAAGCTATTTTTACTTCTTTGAATCTTGTTTTATGTACTTGTTGCAAATAATATTTTTCCTCATTTACATTCTTATCAATATTTTCTTTTAAAATTTCCGCTTTCTCGTATTTTTTTATAAGTTCTTGAAATTTAATGTAATAAACAAATAACGTTTTAGTAAAATTGGGATTCTCTAATACTACTTCATCAATACATTGTTGGAAGTCTTTTCTTGTCTTTGAATAATACTCATTCCATTTTCCTAAGCGTATTTCACCCTTACACATCTTTTTGGCAGTTCTTGCTCCACCATTAAATTGAAATACTAAATTTATAAAATTCCAAAATCTATCAAGTTCCATAAATAGCAATAGATTTAATTCAACTCATTATTTAAATAGGTATTATTAAGCAATATATCCAATGTTTCTTTATCACCTATAAATATTACTTCTTGTACACAATATCCCATAATAGCAATACCTTTATCCACTTGATTTAATGGCTTGCCTCCCATCTTTTCTTCCAATCGTTTTCCGAAGTCACTTAAAAGAATGACATCTTCATACTCATCATATACATCAGCTAGTAAATCACTACCTATCAACCAACCTTCTTCACCACTATTCAATTCCTTATCAAGTAATTCTCTAACCTTCTTTATCAATTCAATATTAGCCATAGTATTAAATTTTTAATTGGAACAAATATAAGAATAATATTCCATATATAATAAGGTAGAGGAACTTAATTAAGTTCCTCTCTCACCTTCATCATCAATCTACCACAAGCATTTTTTCCAATAAACTTACCATCTTTCAACACGCAACCAAATTCTTTATCACCCCACCAAGCCCATTCAACTAAATACTTATCCTTACTCTCTATTAATTTTTTCTTAAATAATTCACATTGTTCTGCTTTTAACTTTATACACTTGAACAATATACCATACTTAACTTTATTATCAACATTACCTAGTAATTCAGATTCATACTTTTTACATAAAGTCTTTGTTTGAAAATTACCATTAACACCATTACACTTTAAAATCTTTTCTTGAATATCTTTATATCCATCAAACAAAAGATAGTGAAATAGATTATCAACACCACAAAATTTAATACCTTCATATTCAATAGTACAAGGGTACATATTTGAAAAAACAAAATTCTCATTATAAGAATTAAATGCTAAACTTTCATTTACATTATACTCTCTCATAATTATTTATATTTTAAAAATTTATATTATCAAAATGGAAAATCAAAATCAACATTATTTGATTTCACCTTACTTGAAGTACAATAATTTGCTTTTATCCTTTTCTTCATTCTATTTCTTATCTCATTTTCATTAAGTAGTTTAAGACATTGATAATCATTTAAACCATACTTCTGTTCAATTGAATGATATTTTTGTTTAAACCTTTTCTCTGCCTTTTTAATTTCTTTATCCGCATTATCACCTTCATATATATCACCATAGAATCTATAACATTCTTCAAGAATACCCCATATTTTAAAATACTCTTTTCTTATACTTATAATTTTATTTATTTCTTTCATATTCTAACAATTGATTTTTACTTAACTTTTCAAATTCGATTCTTAATTCTTCCAATGTTCTTGTATCTTCTTCGTCTCGCTTATTCTCGACATACAACCAATCCAAATCATTATATTCATCATTCATATTAAAATATTTTAAAATTTAATTTATCAATATATTTATTTTGTGTAAGCTTACAATGCAAACATATATAAAGAAAAATTAAATCCAAAATATTAAAAATAAAATTTTTGTTAAAAAGAAATTTTTATAAAATTATTTTGTTTTTAAAATTAATTTTTATATTTTTGAATATATCAATATATTTATAATTAAAAGAATATAATAAAATAATTTGAAATAATATATCATTTTTTGATATAGATATATATTTATATATAAAGGAAGTCATTGCAAGGGCTTGGAGGTAGTGATTTTGGTTGTTCATAAGTTTTGCACTACCTTCTTAATCCTTTATAATTAACTAAATCAACCAAACTTAATAATATAATTAAATTAAACAACTTATGAATACAAACTTTACAAACGTTGATGCAGTATCAACAATCAATTACCAATTTACTGCTATTCCTACTAACTTTATTTATTTGATGGATAATGACTGTTTTAAATTATTTTCTATCCTGCTTCAAAAAGAAACATATTGGAAAAACAAAGGAATGTTGAAGGATGGTTATTTTATTAAATCAATTTCTGAATTATCAGAAGAATTAAATTTGAAGAATAGAAAAGATGTACATACTATAATTGAAGCACTTTATAGAAAAAAACTAATAGCTGTTATTACTCAACCTAGAAAATACAATACTGCTAGATTTAAATTAAATTGGAACAAGATAAATGATACTTGGATAAGTCAATTTATGATTTGATGGAATTTGAAGAAAGAATTGTCAAACTCAACCGTAATGAAATAATTACTTATACTAACAATGTTACAGATAATGTTACAAACTATGTTACAAACAATGATACAAAATGTAACACTACTAAAGATAATATAAATAAAATAGATAATAAAGAAAATATAAATAATATATATAATAATATAAATAAAGAAAATAATAATATTAATATATATATAGAAAATTCAGAAGAAATTGAAGTGATTGAAACTTCAATTTCTGAAAATGATAAAGAAGAAAATAATCTAAAAAATGAAGAAGTTGGGTTTGTTGATAACCCAACTTCAATAAGTGAAATAGAAGATACTGAATCTACTCCAATGGGAAACGGTACTAATGATGAAGATGAAGCATTGGATATGATATTTGGTAAAGAAGAAAAAATAGAAAATAATACAGCATTCCAACCTACTGAAGTTGGAATGCAAATAATAGAAGAAAAAGAAACTCCAAGTATGAAAGAAAAATTCGAAAAGAACCTCAACTTATTATTGAATAGACTAAACGATAGCAAGTCATTAACGGACTTAGAAGATAAAGTAATAAAGTTATGTGATTGGATAGAAAGATGTGAATCTTCTTATACTCCAAGTGAACTTGAATCAATTAAAGAAAAAGTATCATCAACATACGTTTCTATACACAATAGAATGTTTGAAGAAATTGAAGAATTGGAACGTCAATCAATGGAAGACATTGAAAATGATTTCTTCAACAATATAGAGTGTAACCCTCATACAGCAAAAACTATTGCTCAAACAAAGAAGGAAGAAAAGGAACAAAAAGCAAACACCAAAACAAAAGAACAATTTATAGCAGACTTAAAAGAATATAAGAATACCATTATGAACCAAGAAAACTTGGAAGATGCAAAACAACAATTCAAGATGTTCTGCAACCTTAAAGACAAAACAATAAGAGAATATGAACTTATTCCAATGGTAGCTGACATCATCAAAGAAATAGATACTCAAATAGAAGCGAATAAAACGTTTTTAACAACATTTAACATTCAAGATAAGGAAAGTATCACAGACAACAAGAAAACGCAGGAAATCGCATCCTGTGAAGCGACAAAGGGTATTGTTGGGTATAGAGTAGAAGAAGAATATCCATTCTAAGGTTAATAACAAGAAAAATTCAAAGATATGAATCTAAAAGAAAAGATTGTAAATAGACTTCAACAATGGAAGAACTGTGGTACGGTTGAAGAACTAAATCAAAAATGGATTAACGCTAAAAAGTATATTATAAAAGAATCATCAACCATTGAAGAACGATTTGAACTAGACAGACTGATAGAAGATTCCTATGCTGAAGCATTAAATGAAATTTTAAAAAGATAATATCGTGTGCTGCATGTGCAGCACACGTCAAATAGAAATAAATTAAAATATTTTTCTTTTTTTTCTGTACTTTTTAATTTTTGTAGATATTTATAATAAAAGAGATTAATTATGATACAGAATAAATTTATTATCAATAAAAGAGTTATTGAAAAAATAGTAGGTGAATACATTGCAGTTATCTATTTATTAGATGAATATGGAAATAAAATACAAGCAATTAAACCTAATTTTGAAACAAAGATGTATATTCTTGATAAGAATGAAAATTATTTTTTATTACGGTGCTAGACATTGTTTCAAAATCGAAAAAGGAATAATCATATAAATGAAGAATTTAGTCATAGTTTTATTTAGTTTATTTTTTATTATTATTTGTTGGGGTGCATTCTACTACAGATATAAATACTATCAAGTAGTGGATGCACCATTACTTAAAGACACTGTTACAATAACTGATACATTCAAGATAGAAATACCAATACCAAAGGAAATTAAAGTGGTAAAAACAGATACGGTATATCTACCATCAGTCAATAAAGAAGATTCAATTAAAGCATTGTTACCTATTGAACAAAGGATATACGGTGACAGTACATTTAGAGCTGTTATAAGCGGATATAAGCCCAAATTAGAGAGTTTAACCATTTATCCCATTAAGACTACTATCACTGAAAGAAAGTCGCTTAAAACGTCAGGAAACGGCTTTAAAATAAGTCCTTCAATACGGTGTTGGATATGGTGTAATCAGCAATAACCCAGATATTTATATAGGGTTTAGTTTAAGATATGAATTTTAAAAATATTTACTTTAATATTTGTTTTTTAGTTTTATTTTTTGTATTTTTGAATATATAAAGAGATTGAATAATAATATTATTAATGGTTGTATTCAACCCCTCTGTTAGATGTGTGGTGAGGTGAAAAGTGACATCGTTATTTTTTTTGGTTATATAATATAAAACACTTAGGAAGATAGCCAACATTTACGAATAACTAACTATCTTCCATTCTTTAAGAACATTCTTTCATATTAGATATATTTAAATTTTGTTTATTAGTTTATTTTGAGTGTTGCATTTCACATGCAACACTTTTTTATTTATATGAAAAATATTTTATTTAAAATTTATCTTTTTTGATTTTAGATTATATTTATAATAAAAGGAAAGAAAATAATATTAGAAAAAAAATATTTAAAAATAAATTTATTATTTCTTGTACTTTTTAAAATTAGAAACTATTTATAATAAAAGGAAAATAATTAATTAAATAAAATATATAATAATATGAGAAAGTATTTAGGTTTAAAAAGATACCAAGTAGGTATCATCATTACATTAATTGCAGCTTTTACATTTATTGGTGCTGCTACAGTTGTTAATAACGTCAAAGAAAGTTACACAAGAGAATTCGAAAAAGAACAAATCTTAGAACAAAGAAGAAATAAAATCGACAGTCTAAAAATAATGGAAATTGAAAATACAGTAGAAGATGGAACAAAATGAATACGATAAATACAATGATGCTGATAATATGGTATATTCAGCGTTTACACTATCTCAATTTCCTAACATAGATTGGAAGATGATTGATACCAATAGTTTTGATGCTTATTATGGTGTTGACCAGTTAGTAACAGCAACCACCAAGAATGGTACAAAAGAAACTTATAATGTTGAATTAAAGATGCGTCCATTTCCTGCTTATAACGTCAAGTATGTTAAGGATTGCTTTTTGGAGGTTGATAGAAGAAAAAAAATAAAAAAGGATGGTTCAAACAATAAGAATTTATACGTTGCTATATATCCTTATATCAAGGGTGGTGGATATATCTTTATATGGGATTTAACTAAATTTAGCGATGAGGATTTGGAACAATATAGATGTACTGAAAAAATGAATAAAAGAACTTGTGAATCAAGGGACAACAAGGTAGAAAAAGATGTATATAAACTGCCAACAGCATTAGCCAAAGCTTACCCTTTTGAATCCAAACAGTTCTATGAAGGATTAGAACTAAAATAATATGATACTTCTGCACATGCAGAAGTATCTTCATAAAAACAATAAATAGATATGATGACTTTTTTAACAAGCTTTGTTATATGGTGTTTAGCCATTTTGTTTTTCTTGATTATTGCTGAAATTGCACTTTACGCTATAACATTTATAGTATTATTAATAAAGTACAGCTATGATGGATGGAAAGAAAAACGTAAGAAGAAAAAAATAACTAATTAAAAAAATACAGATATGCTTAAACAAGAAACATTTAACGCTATAGTTAACTACTTAGCAACTCGTCCATATCAAGATGTGGCACATTTATTTACAATGATTCAAACTGATATTGATGCAGCTAACAAACTACAAGAAACAGCTATTGAGGAAGATAAAGAGTAAATAAGTGAAAAGGGTATTGCGTGTGCAATACCCTTCATTATTTTACAAAACCTCATTTAGAATGTCTATTATGTAATCAATTTATAATTGACTTTATAGTTAATTTTATACTTGAATCTAACAATTGAAAATTTATTTAAGTCCATATTTTCAATGTAATCAAATTCATCAGTATGCGTCTTTACATAACTAAGTAAATCTTTTTCTTTACATTTCAAGTCAATCAAAGATAAAGTATGAATAAAGATGTTATCATACAACACCAAATGAGTAACTGTAAAATTGGGGTTTCTTCTTTGAATGTGATTTAAACGGTGAATAAATCCATCCTCAAAATCATCCCAATTATCTACAATCCGATACTTACCATATTTTTGATACAGCTCTTTTTCAGACATTAATTTTCCTATGGCATCATTAATATATTGCTTGTGTACTTTCTCATTAGGAAAATCGTACTTGAATCGGTATAGTGGTTTCATTTTTGCTCCTTTCTTCTTTCTCTTAATTTTCTCTGATACTCAACAAAGTATGCTTGCCGTTCTTCATAAGTTTGTTGGTTTCTAGGTTTAACTCTATCTAAATAAACAAAACCATCCAATTCTTGCCCATACATAGTGAATGCCTTATCTCTTTTACCTCTAGACTTATATTTAAATTCTAATTCCTTTTCTAAACCAATGTAGTTAACAAGATTTACTGTTACAACCTTATTAATTATATCTATCTGCTCTACATATACAGACTTAATATATTGGTGTATAATATCATATTTACGGTTATCGGTTAGTTTATCAAGTTCTAATAATAATTCCTTTTGATTCATCAACATTGGTGTTATGTAGTTATCCACCATACTTACCCAACTACCATCATCATTAGTCTGATATTCTGTAGATAGGATATTATTTATTCTATCTATTTCAGCCTTATAGTTAATAGCATCGTTATCAATAGCATTCTTTTCAGATAAAATTTTAGCCTTTCTCGCAAGGAACACTTCTTTACTAATTAATACATCACCATATAGTTCTATTTGTCTCTCTAATTTTTCAGAATTCTTTTGATACAGTTTATCCAAGGCATTTAGTTTCTGCTGCCATACTTCAAGTTCTTCAACTAGACGTTGTTTGGTTTCTTGTGATTTAGACGCAAGGAACATTGAATATTCTTGCTTTGCAATCCACCACAATAGACTATCTATAGCGTTTATACTTATCCCCTTGGTATTGGTACAACCATTTTGATGATACTTACCCATACATAAATATGTTGCTGTACTAGTGTATGCAGTATAGCATCTACCACACGCACACTTAATAAGTTTTGCACCAAAATAGACATTCTTTACACTTTTATCTACAGCTTTGTCATTTGCTAATGCAACATTACATTTCCGATTCCAAATCTCTTTGGATATAATCATTGGATATAAACCACTACAATAGTTCTCGTTAGCAAGGATATGTCTAATCGTTGTTAAACGCATTTCAAAGCCCCTTGCTTCAAGTTCCTTACTCATTTTATAGGTTGATACCCCTTCAACATAAAGGTTAAATATAAGCCTTACAATGGCTGCTTTGTCCTCGTCAATGACAATATATCCATTTTCTACCTTGTAACCTAGCGGCAACCAACCACCCCTATATTGGTAGTTCTTTATCATTTCATCTTTTGCCCTTTTGAATCTTGCTGCTTTATTACGCATTTCACTTTCTGCCATTTGAGCAAAAAGAGTGAATACCATTTCAGCGTTTTGGTCAATCTCCCCACTTGGTAATAATAATTTTAGATACGGGTCTTTGATGATAAGTTGTATTTTTCTATCTGTTAGATAATCAAGGATAGAGAATAGAATTTTCTTTTTTCTAGCAATACGACTAATTTCCCAAGCGTAAACACAATCAATAGTAGAATCAGATTCTATCAGTTCCTTCATTGCATTTAAACCTTTTCTTTCTTCCTCTTTAAGTTTGATACCTGATTCTTTTTCGCATATAGGTATAATATCAGATTCAGCGTAACCGTCTGATAATGCAAGTTGGAACAATTCTTGTTCTTGTGCGTCAAAACTTTGTCTTTCCGTTGATACTCTGACTAATAGAATACATTTGCCCATACTTTTAAACTTTTGATTTACAAATATATGATTAAAATTTTTATGGTGCAAATATACATATTAAAATCTATAATAAGTGTTACCACTTTCGGGGTTACTTCTTGTATGGGAGCATAAGCATCACATGAAAGGAAAAAATAACGAATACTAAAAAAATAGTAGTTAGTTGGGTTTCAACGCGAAATTTCGAAAGTTTTTCTGTACATTTGTGCGAAAAAGTAAATAGAGACCTATGATTACAGAAAACTT